TTTTTCATTGCTGTTCCGTTTTATTCGCCTGATAACATTTCAACCATATCTTTGGCATATGTTCTTATAGCATTGACTACTGCAAAAGTACCATGTCGTCTTTTTTCGTTCAATGTTTCAAAGAAACCTATATCAATTATTTCTTGATCTGTTACTTCTAAAATTTCAGATGGTGAGTGACCTGAAAATATTGATTGTAAAATATACATTACACCTCTAGCCTCATGTGAGTCAGCGTCTACTTCAAAGATCATCTTCTCATCTTTTAGTGACGGCAATACCCATACTTGACTAACACATCCGTATATTCTATATCCATTTATTCTTTTTGTATCATCTAGTTCAACGATACCTTTACCTTGTTCTAACAAGTAGAAAAATTTATTGTGTGGGTCTAATTGATTAAAATTATGTGACCATGTACCAATCTTTTCTTTGATTGACATTTCTTCTAATTTTGAACCATCAGCCAACTCAACTAACTTTCTATCTTCATTTAATATAGGTTCAGGCGCTTCATATGTTTGGTCTATTTCCGGATTTGTAGGAAATTTGATACCATTTTCTTCATCCATTATTCTTTGTTCCTCTTCTGCGATAGCTATTTCTCTATCTAAACTCTCTTTAGTAGATTTTGCTATTGCTTTGCCTAGTTTTTTCATTCCACCTTTTATATACATTATATCTCCTTTTAATTGTCCACCTTAGCGCCAGCTCTCCACTGATAACAACTCCAGTATCTTGCTTTCCATTTAGGACCTGGATTAGCACAGTTGTGCCTTGCTCTAAAATTCTTTCTTCTATTAGGGTCGTCTCTTTTTATTTCCATATTCGGATCACCAAATCCAACCTTAACTATATTACCCTTTTCATTTTTTACATATACGTAAAACTTCTTTTTACCATCATTTGATCTGGTAGGGTTATTTAATTTTACTTTTTTACCTTGATGTTCGGCTTCTTCTACCACAAGGTCATCGTATTTCATATTTTCACAAATAGAATCAATTTCTTCTACTTTGTTTTCGTACTGTTTAAATGTTTTCATTTTTAACCTTATTTATTATTGTATTTGCTATCTCTTCCGGTTCTCCACCTTCAGCTTTTATTTCTATGAATCCTTGTTTATCTCTGTAATAATCAATTACAGGACCGGTTTCTTTTTTATATAAAGATATTCTATTCTTTATAATTTCTGGTTTATCATCAGCCCGACCTCTAGCAGTCAATCTTCTAATAACTTCCTTTTCACTTACATTTAGAAAGACCACATTGTTTATGCTAATCTTTTTGTGTTGTAAATCTCTTACTTGTTGCATATATCTAGGAAAGCCATCAAATACAAAACCACCTTTCGCCTCTGCAACAGCCTTGAATACTAGTTCTAAAACAATATCATTAGGTGCAAAACCACCTTTACCTAAATCAGATAATCTATCTGCAATATCACCACCTTTGGCCTTTTCTGCTCTCAATAAATCACCAGGATAGATATGTTTTATATTAAATTCTTTTACTAAAAATTTTGCATAAGTAGATTTACCCGAACCTGGACCACCAATTAAAACAATCTTTGGTTGTTCAACTGCATAAACATATTTGTTATCTACCTCTGTAACGTACTGTTTAAATGTTTTCATTATCCTTTTACCCAATCTTTAGCAATAGTAAAGTTTGCTCTACTAAATTCTAATCTGTCTACTAATTTAATTGCACCAGCAGCTCTACTTACTGCAACATAACCCTCTGGATTAGTTACTCTGTAACCACTTGATGTTCTAATAAAATGTCCGATACTTTGTATTTGAGATAGTTTTTGAATTAGAAAGTTCTTTGCATTACCTAAACTTACATGAGAAGCTATGGTAAAATATAATGCTTGTTCGTTTCTATCTATAAATTTTAAGTTAGTATCTAATATATCTCTATACTTTTGTTTACCTTTTTCTGTTTTTCTATTTGCTATTTCTTCCGTTAAAATATTCTCGTAGTAATCTCTAAACATTTTTTGTAATTGTTTAACCTTACCCATATGGCCTTGTGTGTTTCTAATATAGTGATTAAAAAAAGACTTTAGTCTGAAACCAACTGATAAAGAATCAGTTGATCTTGACATTTCATTTAATATTGTTGCAGCTTTTGAAAGTGATCCCTCTGCCATTCTAATTAAGGCGTCAAATCTAGATAGTTCACCACTAGTAAATGTTGATGAACCGGAAGTATCTGTATAACCAGCACTTGCTAAAAATACTGCCGATGATCCTGATCTACCAGATATTGTACCAAATCCAGCACCTAAACTTTTCATGTCTTTACCTGTATAACTTGTATGAAATACTATTCCCATTCTTGCTCTTCTAATTTTTTTACCTAGAGTAGAGTTTACTGGTGTTGCATATGTAATTGTGTTTGGTGTGAAAGTTATCATGGCCTCACCATCTATATTTTGTATTTTAGTATCGTTTGTAAAGAGTAAATCTCCTTGATAGATACCTGTAATTCTTAATTTTTTTAATTCTCTTAAACAAACGTTTAGTTTATCTGCAACAGGTCCACTATGATTACTTCTAATATCACCTGGTGTATAATTGATTTTTGGAGTTGCGTTGAATACAGATTTAGTACCAACAAAGAATTTACCGTTTTCTGGATTGACACCACACACAATAGCAGGCGCACCATCCCATTTGACAGACATATTTACTTTGGCACCAGATGACCCTACCAGCATGTTTCTAATTGATTTTAGAAACTTTATAGCATTATCGCCACCTTTTGAACCTCTATTAATTATATCGTCTTCTAGATGTTCTAAATGTGTGTTTTTTTCTTTAGTTATGAAACCTTTAAAATTAAACATTTTTCTTTCATTTTATCCATAAATTAATTCACTTTCTCATTCAATATATCAAGTACTTATATTTATACTAATATAACTTGCCAAAAGGACCAAATTGTGACCCTCTTTTCTCAGCTAAAAACACCATATCTGTTAGCATTTTGTTTCTTTTTGCTGGTGATATAGAGTAAATACAGTATAAAAAATCTAGTTCCATTAGTTTAGTATGTGATACACCGTTCTTTAGATCATTACTGTTATATGATTTTATCATACTTTCAATAAATTTACTATCTGTAATACCCGTATCAGTATATCGGTTTACTAATTTAAATCGTTTTAGGTATACCGATTTTACCTTATCAAAGGCAGCCAATGATTTAGGATATTGATTATGATCATTTACAAAAAATAATCTATTATTATTTCCTACACCATATTCGGCCATTAATCTTGCTAATAAGTCTACTGGTACTTTTCCTATACGAGCTGCACCAGAACCTTTGAATTTGCCATCAAATTTTAAATTCTGATTAAATCCTTTTCCGTTTTGTCTTATCTGAAATTCGCAAACATCGTTAGCAGACTTTATATCTATTCTCATATCAGCAGATACTAATGTCTTGTCAGTTTTGTTACCCATTTTCATAACTGATCTATCTAACTTCATTGTAAACTTGGAGTCCTTCATCAATGCATTTTTAGTATTTACTTCTTCATACTTTGCTTCTTTACCTGAAACTTTTTTTAATGATATACCTGCCAATTTGTATTGACTATATAAAGTTTTCATTACGTCATTTAGTTTAGATATAGATACAGAGTTACCTTTCATTGCATTGTCAATAGTTCTTCTAACATCATTTTCATTTTTAATTAACCATATGTCAGCAGGATTCCAACTATCTTTTTTTGAAATCTTAAACTTATCTCTTATTACGTTAGAGATATAATTCATAAAACCACCGTCTCTGTTATATTCTGTCCATGATTTACCTCTAAACACTTCTAACATTTTTTTCTGTTGTGCATAAAAATTTTGTAACCACTCATCTTCTACCACATCTGGATATATTCTAACTAGTTCTTTAAATTTTTTGTCTTTAGATATGTCTTCAGGACAAGTATATCTAATATTGTCTTTCAATGCTCTTCTTATAATCCATAGTGAGGCATTTTCTTGTTTTGCTGTGACTTGTGCGTCTAGTTGTTTTACAGACTTCTTACCTGTTTCTATAAATTTAATCTTATAACCTTGTACTATAAAGTCTGCTTGTTTTTTAGCACCTGATTGTATCTTAGCAGTATACTTTTTTTCTAGTGTAGGTAGGACTTTTTTTAAATTGTCTGGAGATACTTTTACTATGTAGACTTTAGATTTTGTGACAGGAGAATCATCGCCATAATATGCACCCTCTACCATCATATTTAATAAAGAAGTAAAGTCTTTCTTTATATTAGACGGTACGTGTTGTGTTAGTGTTGATAGTGTTGCTAAATTATAAGCCATATTTCTCTCTCATAACATATTTATAAGAAAGAGGCAAGTTAATTATTCCATAAAAATCTAGGTATACCACCATTCATTTCCCAAACTCTATGTTCGTTTTGAAATTTAACTAATTTATCTGCGTCTTCCTCAAAGAAATATGTACCTATTATATTATTAGTAGGTTTTTCTTTTACTTGCCAAATAATCTTACGACCTTTCTTAACCATCTTTTTAGAATAGTGTAGTTTATCGTATTCTTTATCAGCCTTCGGTCTTCTATCAGATTTATTAAATCTTACTTTTTGTTTCTTAGCCATTATACTTTAAAATCTGAAAACTTATCATAAGGATTTATTTCCTTTTTTGTTTCAGTTCCCTTGTCTACTATATTTTGTGCGTTGTTTTCTACATCATATAATTTCATTTTTGATCTATCTACACCTAGAATAAATGATCTATGAAAAGAAGGATCATTATATCTATTCTTCAACTGTTTTACTTTCATCTGACCTAGTTGTTCTAGTTCTTCATTTGACATCAAGGCAAACATAAAGTCAGCAGTTGCCGGAAGACCAAATGATTCAGAGGTATCTTCTAGACCAATATCTGTAGAAACAAAACCAGTTCTAGTTGTTTGTGTAGCACTGAATATAGGTAAATCAAACTCTACTGCTAGACCTCTTAATTCTTCAGCGATGGCTTTAATATAAAAATAAGATGATATATTACCACCTTTAAATCTACTTGATGAACATATATTTAAATAATCAATAAACACCACTTGTGGTTTAAAAGATTTCTTTAATGCAAGTTCATTTAACAATGCTCTAAAGTGACCACTATGAGCAGAAGCTGTTGGATATTCTTTAATAATTAATTGACCTTTAGTTTTATCTTGTACTTTTTTTAGTCTATCATTGTATACATCTTTAGGTAAGGCATGTAAATCGTCCATAGTTACATCTAATAAATTAGCGTCTATTCTTTCTGCAATTCTTTCCTCTGACATTTCTAAAGTTATGTACAATACATTTTGGCCTTGTGCAAGAAAACTAGCAGCTACGTGACACATAAACAAAGATTTACCAACACCTGTACCTGCAAGAGCAATGTTTAATGTTTTACTTGGTACACCACCTTTGGTAATCTTGTTGAAATAACTTAAATCAAATTGAAACTTTTTCTCTTTAGTATGATACCAGTTATATCTTTCTTCACTGTCATTTAAATAATCGTGACCAATATGATTGTCAAATGATACTGCTAAGGCGTCAGCCAATATACTTGGTATTGCCTCTGGCGATCTTTCTTTATCTTTCTTATCTAGTATCTTAATACCTTCTAGTACTGCGTTGTGTACTGCTCTGTCTTTACAAAACTTTTCTGTAGTATCTATTAACCAATTTTGATCAACATCTTCAGGATTTAATACTTCTAGTAAATCTTTTACTGACCTAACTTCTTCATCGTTAAGGTCTTTTCTGTTACCCATTTCAACGAGTACAGTTTCTTTAGTAGGAAGATTATTATATTTTGCAATGAATTTATGTATTTCTGAAAATAAAATATGTTCTTCTCTTTTAGAAAAATATATATCTTTTAAAAAAGGTATTGACTTTCTCATGTACGACTCATTGTACATTAAGTTTCTTAATATTGTTTGTTCTATTCTTTCGTTATTCACCAAACTCTACCTTTCCATCATTTAATTGTTGTTCCATTACTTCTAATAATATGTCACCAATGTAATCTACAAACTCTTGGCTTTCTATATCTTTTGATTCTGGATTGGATAGTATATCATAATCAAACTTCATTGGCAAGGTGCCATCTGCTTTTTCTTCTTTAGCAAATCTAACCTTACCATACTTGTAGATTACGTTACGGTATTTCGTCTCAAGCAATTTTATGGCCGTGTAATCTGCACCTGTCTTTTGTGCAAAAACGTACCTTTTATTCTTCGTCTGATCCGTATTTGAATTTTTTGTTGGCGTATTCATCTATTTTTTGTAATATCTCTTTTGTAAAATACTTCTCTGGATCGTCATTGATAGATTTACCAAACACCTTACCTTGTGGTGTTTCAAACCTTGTTGATACTTTCTTAAAGATACCAGCTGCTTCAGCCATATCCAAAAGACCATAATGTTTATCAAGTCCGTGTTTGTAGGTTAATTTAACGTCTATCATGGCGTTTTCTTTTGTTAATCTAGATTTGTAATTTTTACAATGTATAATATTACCAACTACTTCGGTACCGTCTTTTTCTTTACGTTTACTTAAATAGATGATTGATGAGGCAGCGTATTTTAATCCTGAACCACCTCCCATTTCTTTTTGAGGGAACATTGAACCAATAACATCATACGTATGATTGGTCATAATCATAGGTATATTTGCTTTACCTAGTTTCAATGTTAAAACTCTAAATGTAGATTTGACTATTTGTGATCTAGTCATATCTCTTGTTTCTTTACCAGCAGCCGTGTCTTCCATTTCTTTTGTAGTAGATAACATACCTAAACTATCTAATACAAACATCATAGGTTTTCTTTTCGCCTCTGGTTGTTCTAAATATTTGTCTATAATTTTTATTGATTGATTTCTAAATTCTTGTACTGTAGCAACTGGTACTACAACCATTCTTTTACCATCAACACCACGACTTTCAATCATGTCTTTTGATACGGCACTTTCTGATTCAAAATAGATAACACCTGCGTCTTTGTCTTTATCTAAAAATGCTTTTACAATACCTAATGCGAAGAATGTTTTACCTGTAGCAGCCTCACCTGCAATAGCAGTAATCTTATTTGCTGGCATACCACCGTATATTGATCCTGATAATAGAGCATTAAATGAATACGAACCTGTGTCTACAAAACTTGTAACATCACTATCCATACCGTCACTTACTAAACCTGCATATTCATTGCCACTCTCTTTAATTATATCTTTTAAAAAATCACTCATATTTTCTCCTTAATTATCACTTACTATAACATATCCGTTCAATCTTGTCAAGCTTGTATTGTTTTTACTGCTTTAAATTTAATCTTTATAGGTTTAGGCTCACCCTCGTTCCATAACCTATATTTTTCGTCTTGTGGTACCCAATCTTTAGGTGGTTTTTCAAATTCAGATTGGTCAATCTTATTCCATAATGTATCTCTTAACTCGTCACCAGATTTACCATTTGTAAATGCAAAGTTTGATTCTACGTTAGCACAAACCTCACATAGTTTCTCCCAATTGTACTCTCTTATACGTTGAAAGTCCCAATATTCTTTTAAGTCTTTGTATGATTCCTCTGTAATAGCCATTATCTTATTATATCTATTTTTGCGTCTGGTGTCCATACCTCTAACTCACTCCTTAATCTATCTTCTTGTTTCAGTTTATTATAACGAGACTCGGCCTTTTTCTTCCACCAATCTATGATATTATTTAGGTTAAATTTATCCCAATTCTCACCTTTAATAATTTTTGTCTTGTTATCTTTTACTACATCTAGATAGTTCTTAATACCATAGTCACTAACATAATATCTTTTTCTTTCAGTTAATTTCTTAGCATTACTTATAGTTGTATTAAATCTTTCTAAATTACTTTTGTCTAAACTTCTTTTTACTAAACCAATAATGGCTGTAGTTAGTTTTAACTTTCTACTAGAGGCGTCATCTTTAATAAGTTTACCTACATTGTTTTCAACAAATGTTGCAAGGTCGTGAAAAGGTTTACCATGTATCAAAGGTATAAAATCACTATCAGTTAAACCTTTATATCTTAAATATGGTTTCATACCATCGTATTGACTAGATGATTTACTATTACCATATAAACTTGTAGTCTCAAACAATGCTAAATTCATACCATATTTTACATTTAGTTTTTCTCTTATTGTATGACTACAACATATGGCAGCCAATAGTTTACCACCTAGATAATTATAACCGAAAGGTTGAGTTGGTACTATTACAAATCCCATGATAGAAGTCTTATTAAAACTTACTAATTCTGGTACATGAGTTAACAAATCGTTTCTTGGTTTCATGTTTATAACAGGAGAACCACATCTTATAAAACCTACCCATTGACCACTATTTTTTTCTCTTACTGCAATCTTTAAATTTTTACCAGGTACACTTGACATATTAGTATGAGAAGAAGTCATGTTTAATAATGTATCATATGTTTCATTATCTGGCTCTAGTATTTCAAAGTCCATATCTTTAGGCGACATATCAAAATTAGAAAATATACTACCCTCTAGACCCATACCAGGCAAAGCAGATGGTACATCTATTATTTGAGATAACTTTTGATCTCTCATATATTCATCTATACGACTAAACTTTTCAAAATAGTCATTGAATATATTGGCACAGTGTAAGGCCTGATCATTTGTTAATGTTTTCATCTTCATATTATATCACGTTCAACTAAATTTGTCAACCTGGTTTCCCCATACATCCCAACCAGGCATAGAAGTTCTAGCAAATAGTTCTATACGTGGCAAATCACCACATAATTTTACTATATCGTCTCTGATTCTATCTGGTTTTCTGCTATGTTCTCTACGTTCACTCACAACTAATCTATCTACATTACCATCAACTCTTTTTGGTTTACCTTTTGTTGCAAGTATACATGTCTCGGTGTTGGCCCTAGTCCAGTATCCTGGACCTTTGAAAAAGTAATTGTTTATTCTATTCTTATTCGTCTTCGCCCACGTGAAACCTACTGTCTTATACTCAAAGCCCCACTTCTCTACCAATGGTATTTGTTTGTGTAGTAAAGGATCGGTACACCACATAAACAATACACAATCTTTGTCTGCTAGGTCACCTATCGGTAAATTTTCTATATCTTTCATTGTCATAGTAGGATAATGATTGGCAGGATTAGTTTGTGCCTTATCATTATTATAGTTTTGAAAATGCCATGGAGGATCAGCGTAGATTATATTATATTTTTTTGTTGAGATCATATTCAAAATTTTGAGTATCTTCACTTACTTTAATTTGTTTTGCACCATTTTTTATATGAAAACTTGTAGCCATTGGTGTTAATGGCGATAAGGTTACCACTCTTTTAAAATGATTTTGTTTTGCATACTCAGCTAACTTTTTAATTATCTCTTTACCTGCACCTCTTTTACGAGACCATACAGTATATGCTACAATTATTTCACCTCTTTGGCCGTCTTGATTGGCAGCTTGTGACATGTAATCCATTTCTCTTACAGTATATGGTACTTCAGGACAATATGCAACACAAACAATCGCCTCAATTTCATTATCATATTTTAGACCAAATATTTTTCGGCCATGCATGATACGAAAACCAAGAGTAAGTTCAGGTCTTACAGGATCCTCTGATACATCAATGTCATCTAGTTCAACTAATTCTGTACCTTTAACCCATTTAAAAAAGTCGTTTATATTATCTTTAAATTTTTTCATCCGAAAAATGCCTCCAAACTTGCTTTCTTTTCCTGTGACCAACCTATTGCTTGTAATATAAATCGCATAGGGTCAAGGAATGTTTTTTCAAATTGTGTTTCACGATCTATATATTTGTCTAATTCAAACTCTTTAGGTAATGTTGTAATATAACTAATCACATCAAATCTAAATGGGTTTGCTTCTATTAGTTTTAAAAATTTAATCTTATCACCCTCTCGTATATAAGGATATTGTTTATGTAATTTAAGTTCTTTTAGTTTGTGATTATATATCAAAGAACCTTTTACATGTATCGGTGTACCTTTACTGAATATAGTTGCTGGGTTTTTATACTTTTTAATATTATTACATGATCTAGGAAAAGATATAGCTTCAGCAGATAGAGTATTAAACTCTGTTTTAAAATCAGCAATAAATTTTTGTAAAGTATCTTCATCTTTATTCATAATAATTTTGATTGCTTCTTTAATTTTACCTCTGCAAACTTGTGGTGTAGATGATTTAACTGCCTCAATACCCATGATCTTTAGTTTAGGTTCAGAAAGTCTTACACCCTCATCGTCTAATACGTTTAACATATATCTTTTCTTTGCAACCCATATACCTTTGTTGGCAATTACTTCACGTTTCATTACCATACAGTTCTTAAATGCATTTGTATATTCGGATAATTCATCAAAACATTTTTCAATATACGGCTCTAGTCTACTGTTAACGACCTTATCAATAAAGTTACATATTTGTTCATTGTCTTTACCTTTACAAGTCTTCTCAACTAGTTTATCTAATGTTACATAGATTGAATCTGTATCAGAGGCAACAATATAATCAAAGTCTTCATCTTGTTTTAATATCTTATTCATATAACCATTGACCTTTTCTTCAATGAATCTGATAATGAATTGACCTGCTGTTGTAATAGCACTTGCTTGTCTTACATCATAAAATCTAAAGTATTGATTACCAACTGCACCATAGGCTGAGTTCAAAGCAATCTTTCTTGCCCATTGAATGTTATGACATCTTGCAATTTCTTTTAGTAAATGTGGTTCTTTTGTTTTCTCGTATTCTTTTTTAGCCTTGATCATTCTTTTCTTATAGATCACACGTTCATTGTACATTGTTTCCATCATTTCAGGTAGGAAACCTTGACTATCATTTTTAAACTTTGCACCGTTAGGTGTAACACAGGCATTTTCATTTTTTAAATGAGATAAATCTAAATTACGTTTTAACATTTTGTTTACAGAAATACCAGAATTATCCTGACCTATTATCTTTTCAGGAGAAATATTATATTGTATAATGATATGTGGATATAGTGAGTTAATATCAAAAGAACATACCCACTTGTGCTGGCCAACTATAGGGTCTTTTACATAAGCGCCTTCATATTTTGTATCTTTACTATGTTCTTCTCTTGGTGGTATACATATGTTTTTTGCCAATAGATGATTAGCAATCAAAGTATCCCACACTCTTACTTGTGAAAATATATCATCATAGTTTACTTTAGATTCATAAGCAACAGTTAATGCTAACTCAATTAAACCAAGTTTATCTTCTAATGCGTCAACAATCTCAACGTCTTGTATGTTATAATCAATAAATTTTTGAAAGTCTTTCTCATAAAATTCTCTGAAAGTAGAATAAGGGTTTACGTTTTTGTTTTGACCAAGTTCTACTTCACCAATATAATCTAGTTTATAACTCTCTTGTCTAGTAGGTATAAACCATCTGTACAGATCAAGATAATCTAACATCACTGTACCTTTTAAAATATATGATGTTTGTGGTCTACCTCTTACCATGACTTCAATCTTTTCAATCATACCCCACGGCGACATTTTATTTGCAACCTTTTCACCTGCAACTAGTTTAATTCTATTCATCAAGTAAGGTAAATCAAAGAATTTAGTATTCCAACCAGTAACAACATCTGGATAATTCTTAAGCCAAAACTTCATAAACTCCATAAGTAAAACGTTTTCGTTTTTACATTTAATAAAAGTAATATCAGTTCTATCTGTTTTGAAATCTCCAGCAGCCCACGTTAGAATTTGTTTGTTAGTTTGATTCTTAACAGTGATACAAATTATTTCTTCGGTAGGGTTTTCTACATCTGGAAAACCATCTGTTACTGTAGTTTCAATATCTATTGTAAATATTTTAATATACTTTTTATCCCACTTGATGTTTTCTGGAAATTGTTCGTTGATATATTGATAATGAAATCTTTCTAGACCATATATCGGAGAGTTTTGAGTTGCAACATCACGTCTAAATCTTCTAGCGTCATTGATGTTTTTAAATTTTATAGGATTTAGATTTCTATTATCTAATGTTTTAAACTTACTATCTTTTTGTGTTAAAGAATATAGAGTAGGACCAAAATCTATCTTTTCTTTATAGTCTTTGCCATCATGTATACCTCTAACAAGAAGTTTACCTTTATGTTCTATAACTGATTTATAAAAGTTCATCATCAAGTAAATGTAAAGTTATGCCGTCAAGTTCCTCTGTTAATGATAGTTGACAACTTAATCTGCTTATGCCTTTCTTATAAGATTTTTCATATTCTAATATTGATTGTTCAGTACTATTATAATCTATTTCACCTAATTTGGCAATCCAGGCATTGTTTACATATACGTGACAAGTACCACAAGCACAACAACCACCACAACTAGCAGGAATCTCCTCTAGATCAGCCTCTTTGGCTGCCTCCATAACAGTGAAACCTGGTGGCACTTTTACTTGGACTTTTTCATTATTTGTCCTAATAAAATTTACCGTTATCACGTTGCTTCTGTTATAAGTTTACTGTTTTTTGTTATGATTGAGCTTGTGTTTTGCTCGTAAGATGATCTTATCTCATCTTTTGGTTCTGTCATAAAAACAACTTTGTCTTTACTAACAGTTACCGTATCTTTTTTACCAAAGGCATTGTACAGTGACATCATTAATTGTATTGGTTGTCCTGGTCCTCTTTGTTGAGGTATAATCACGAATGGATTTTTTAAACTTATGCCTTGATCGTTTTCTCCTACCTTGGCAATTACATCTTCACCTGTAGATAGTCTTAATATTTTCACTTCTTCCATAATATCTCCTATGTTGTTAATTATATATGATTGCCTATCAAAAGGCAAGCGTTATTCTTCATCTTTATCGTAGTCTTTGTCAACCGGCTTTAGTCTTTTACTTAATACAAACGTTCTATTAGGGTTGACACTAATGTTCATTTGTCTCATTATCTCACGATTCACCAACAAATCGGAATGTGCTCTTGGTCTATTATCTAAACCTACTTCTACATCTTTATATGTAAAACCATTAAATGTAATATCCATAAGAATTGTTGGTCTTGTTTCTGATGGTTCTTCTCCTTCAGCATTTGCTCTGAATACTTTACTTATACCATGTCTTGGTTTACTATAAGTTTTACCATCATATGTCCATTTAACAATTTTGTCTTTACTTAAAATATCATCGGCGTGTAAAGCACATGCTTTAGCACCGTTACCTGTATCAAATTTTGCTCTGACTTTTAAACCATCTTCTAGTTCTACCGTTTCTAACCAACCACTCTCTACTAAAGATTGTCTGTCCCAATTAGTTCTATCTGATATATAATCTACTAGATATTCCATCATTTTTTCACCGTCTATTCTACCAGATGGTTCTGGATCAGAATAATAATCTTTATATTGGTAACCTTGATAATCAGCACCTGATCCTGGACTACCATTGATTTCTAAAATGTATGGTTTTTTATTGTTTACTATATGGTCAACTCCTACCATATATGCTTTTGAAGCTCTTGAAGTTTTTAAAACTAGTTCGTGTTCTTCATCACTTAAAATATAAGGCATTGCCTCGGCACCTCTGTGTGTATTTGATCTAAAGTCATATGAGCTATGTACTCTTTTTGTACTTGCAATAACTTTATTATCTACTACAAAAGTTCTTACATCAAACTTTGTTTCCATAAATTCTTGTATTAAAAGTTCAGCACCTAATTTCCACATAGCTTGTACAGTAGCAACCAGGCCTTCATAACTTTCTATTTTAACTACACCGACACCTTGTGTACCTGTTAGTGTTTTTAATATGACAGGAAACTTACCACCAATTAAATCTAAACCTGTTTTTATATTTTTTTCGTTAGATATAAAAGCAGTTCTTGGTGTAGGTATACCATTTTTTTCAAATAGTAAAGCTGATGTTAATTTATTATCACAAGTAAGCATAGAAGCTCTTGTATTCATCATAAAAGATTGTGAATTTTGAAAGGCAGATATTAAAGACAGTCCAGCTTCGTCTTCCACTGCACCACCTCTTGTTATACAGGCAGTATCTTTACCTACGAAAGTATGTTCACCATTCTTACCATCGTAGTTAAACACTGTTAGGGTGTTCTTATCTTCATCTTTACCTGTAATAATGGTTGTTTTTGTATTGACTATAATACACTTGATCTTTTTTTTGATACAAGCTTTTTCTATAAGTTCAACAGTTGAATCCTTGTTAGGTTTATTTGAATCGTTTATAGTTAGGATAGCAACTGTCATTGCTTTACCCTTACGTGACTTTGTATTCTCTGTTATGTAATCTCTAAACTTCGGTATTTGCATTATCAGTCTCTTTTACTACCTTTTTACCTATGTTATATTTAGCAGATAATATCCACTCTTTTTTTTCTTTAAATGGTAATACTTTAATTTGTGATAATGGTGCCTTGTTTGATATTGCTGTTTCTTTTTCAACAATATCTATTAAATTCCAGTCTTGTAACAATATAGCAATAGTATTTCTACGTTGAATATCGTTGTTAATTAGAGTTGCTTTCTTGCCGTCTAAAGCAAATAACTCTTTAAAATGTACTATGTAATATTTTCCTTGTTTATGTAGAATATGACAAGATTGAAATAATGTTTTATCTTTTCTACTTGCGACACCTATTCTAGTAAGTGTTTCTCTGACTTTTAAAAAATCATCTGGTTGAGTTAGAGTTACTTCTAACATACTATCCTGCGACCACTTTACTTCTTCATTCATCTAGTTCTCCCGCCTTTATATGTGGCTTCTTTAATTTTATTAATTTGTTCTTTTGTGAGTATGGTTAAGGCCTGTTTTGCTTTTTCATTACTATAACCATAATACTCTTTAACATATTCCAAGTCATTTAGTTTTGTTTGCTTAAGCCATTTGCCTCCAAAACGTTTCTTTGGTCTGATACTATTTAGTAAAAAGGTAAACTGTATATCTTTGTCCAAGAAGTGATAACCATTCATTTCATTGGCATGTGGAAGTGTGTCCCAAAACATAGATAAACACTTATTAATGATATATGGAGGGTATTTTTTAGACCAGGCGATATCCGTGGTGTCCAAAAGGTTGACTTTTGTCTCGTTAATAGCTTTTAAATAATCTTTCAATTCGTACATAATAAATTCTGGTGCCCTTTGTCCGAGTCGAACAGACGACCTACTGATTACAAATCAGTTGCTCTACCAGCTGAGCTAAAAGGGCTATTCCTTTCATCTAATTCCGTGTCGTTTTTCGTGGTCTCTTTTGCCTTTATTCATGCCCAAGTAGTACTCGCCTGGCTCATAATCCCAAACTTTTCCATGATGACCTCTTATGTCAGCCCAAAGCATTCTCAATTTTACTAAACACACTCTAAACAGCGTTCTTTTTGCCATATTTCTTCTCAAATTCTTCTTGTTGTTTTTGTTTTTCTCTTTCGTTTGCTTGCACAACTTGTATTATATCCCAAGCATAGTTGCTAATCGGTACTCGCTGTTCTTGCTTTAATTCTATAAGGCGTCTGCCTTTTTTCTGGTATTTAGTTAAATAAGTTCTTGAGCGTTCTGTAGTATATTTTTTACCTCTAGCATAGACACCAGCTCTAGTGACTATCATAGCCACTTGTCCTGGAATAAAAGTACAAGGTTTTCTCAAATCTCTGATATCTTTCACACCATCAATAGTACCATATTCATACGTGATATCTTTAACATCATTACTTTTAGTTTTGACCTTGTCCATCACTTTTAATAATATCTTCTCTGCTTTTTGTACATCTTCTATTGTAGTACCTATCTCAAACTGTTCGGTAGAGGTCTTCCACAATTTATAGTATTTCTTTAAGTGTTCTAAAAGCTCGCCTTCAGCTTTGGTTAAGAAGTTAGGTTTAACTTCTTTTAAGTATTCAAAAGTAATATTGGCATTTGTAGTTTTATAATTGTCTACTCGTTCTTTTTTATCTTTCGTTTTACCTACTGTCAGGAAATATATTCCTGATTTCATGTCTAACTGAAAGAAACCGTATAACCAAGCAATCATTTGAATTTACAGTTGGCCATGATTTCAGTTAAGCAAGCTATTGTATTGATCTCATGGTCTGCTACAAAAGCCGCCTTATACTGATATCCGGCGATGATCAGTATTGCTTGTGGTACGGATTTAGGTTCTAGGGTTTCATATAAAATATCATAGACACCTCTGAATAAATCAGTAGCGTCCATATCTAAATGTTGAATTACCCACTTTCTCATACTATCAAACTCTTTTTTCTTCAAATGAATCATAAGATTTTTGTAGTCGGTCTCTTTTAAATTGAATAGAATACCACTGTCAATCTTACCACGTACAGAATACCTTTGAAGTTCGTTTATAGTTCTTCTAAAGTCTGGATAATGTTTCTCAATTAACTGAGCCAATGTCTTCTTATCATACTCAATCTCTTGTTCTTTTAAGATACCCTCCATACGTTGCATAAATGCTATAGCTGTCTTCTTAACTTGACCATTAGTGACCTTAAAGTCAATAACAGTACAACGACTATGTAAAGCTGGTATGATTTTGTTCTTATAGTTACAAGTAAATATGAATCTACAGTTGTTATAAAAACTTTCTATGAAGTTTCTTAAAGCAGGCTGTACAGACTCGGCGTTCATATAATCTGCCTCGTCAATTATGACTACTTTATGTTTTGATTCTGTATTGAAAGATACAGTTGTTGCAAAGTTTTTAATCTTATACCTCAAGGTATCTATTTGACGACCCTCATCTGAACCATTGATTATAATATAATCAAGATTTAATTCTTCACACAAGGCTCGTGCTACAGTTGTTTTACCAGTACCGGCAGTACCAGTTAATAACATGTTTGGTAGTTCTTTTTTAGATAGAAACTCTAGAAATGTTTTCTTTGTTTCCTCTGGTAAGATACAATCGTTTATTGTTTTAGGTCGGTATTGTTCAACCCATAAAAAATCTGTCATTGTCTAACTCCTTAAAATTCAGAGTCAGGTTCTAATGCGATCCAATATTGTACGTTCTTACCTCTAGAAATAAAACTAGATATTTTTGCTTTTGAGATTGCTACATCGTAATCATCTGGTATCATTTTAAAGTTTTCTGATTTAAAGTAAGCAGTAAACTTAATATCTGATTCGCCAATTACAGTAGATACTTCGTTAGAAGATTTATTCTTTTTATCTGTTGCAACAAGTTTAATGTTTTTACCATCACCTATTACAGATACATCTGGTAAATTTAAAGTTGTAACACCTTTGTGTAATTCTACCAAGTCATCATTCTTTAATGTAAATGTGACATGATTATCTGGCATGTTAATCTTGTTAGGTGTAAATATAGTAGATTTATCAGAAAAGAAATACTTAACTGATTTACTAGATTTAGCCTCACTGATTGTCATGCTAGCACCACCATTAAATTTAAGTTCAGGACTTTTAAATAAGTCTAGTGATCTTAAAAATTGTGGTAGATCATAGATAGCAAATTCGCTATCAAATTTTTCTTTTATTTCAGCTTCTGCTAAAATATTTCTCATATTGGAAATAGTTTGTATTTTATTTCCTGGCTTAATTAAAATATTCTGATTAATATCAGAAAAGTTTTTTAACATAGCAATTGTTTCTGTTGACAAGTTCATTATATATTCACCTTTTTTCATTGTTTAATGGAGCGGATACTTGGTACTGCCCCAAGTTCTAAAGATTGGAAATCTCTCATAATACTTTTATACTATATCCGCATTATTGATCCTACTACAGATCAAATAAAAAGTCAAGCCTTAAACTGACCTCTTAATTTCTTCACTTTGTAAGTAAGATAAAACATTTTCTGGAGAAGAAACACCATATGGATCCGAAGGATCATTGATATCTCTACCAGGTTCTACAAACATTTTCTCTATCTCACCGTCATTTATTATAGCTGCATATCTCCAAGAACGATAACCAAAACCAATGGCTTCTTTGTTAACTAACATATCTAATGCCTTTGTTAGTTCTCCGTTACCATCTGGTATCATCTTAACGTTTTTTATATTTGAAGCATGAGCCCACGCATTCATCACAAACGAATCATTTACTGAAACACAATAAACTTCATCTATGTTGTGAGAAATCTTAAAAGCTTTTGTACTTGATTCAAAACCAGGTAGTTGTTGTGATGTACATGTAGGTGTAAAAGCACCTGGTAAACTAAACAAAACAACTCTTTTATTGTCAAAGAGATTAGCTGATGTTACATCAACCCATTTGCCGTCTTCAAAGTTACATTCTCCTGATTCGGTCAGGTCACCAACTCTAGTCTTAAATGTTATATTTGGTATTTTCATAATATACTCTCATTATATAATAAAAGAGGAAGGAAGTCAATGCTCCCTTCCACTTTTTTTTAGTTTATTTTATCTGTATTTTTCTAGCCTTTTTGTTCTCTGGTATGATTCGTTCCATAGAAACACTTAAAAGACCATCTTTTAGTTCAGCACCTTTGATTTCTACATCATCGGCAATAGTAAAAGATTTAGTAAACATACGTTTGGCAATACCTTTGTGTAGTATACCATCGTTTTCCTCAACCTCTTTTTCTGATTCGTCTTTAACAGATTTAATAGTTAAGATGTTATTTTCAAAAGACACATCTACGTCCTTCTTACCATAGCCTGCAAGAGCAACCTGAATATCATAGGTATATTTACCTGTCTTAATGATATTATATGGTGGATAGTTTGAAGTATTTATAGAATCATATTGGTGATCAAACATTCCTTGGAAATGGTCAAACACATCATCAAATCCTACTGATAGTGGTCTTAATTGATTGAAAATTGAAATTGCTTTATTAGTCATATTATCTCCTTTGTTAAGCAAGTTAATTTAAGTAGACCCATTATGGCGTCTACAGTTATTTATATAAGTACGATATTTTATTTGTCAACCCTACTTATAGAAATTCACTAGGCTGAGGATCCCTACCAGTTCCCTAGTGAATATCAATAAGTGGTGTTTTCGTTTATTTAAGGACCATAAAAACACCAAAAACGTTAGTCCATATCCGAAGCTTATAAGCTTCCTTTAACGCTGTCAAAAGGACTTACGAGCAGCCTTGACCATAATATATATATCAAATGTAGCGTTAAATCTATAAATTTCTTTCACGTAACTTCTTAGCTTTCCTGCTATTAGCAGTCATTTCTTTTTTCTTCCTTCGTTTTTTTTCTGAAGGCTTTTCAAAATACATTTTTTCTTTATATGTTTTAAGGAAATTATCTTTAAGGTGCTTACGTTTTAATACACGTAATGCTTGTTCCACATTTCCATTTCTAACATCAATTTTAATTCCTGACATCTATTCCTTTCTGTAGTGATTGCCTTATAACGTGGGTGGCCACTACACCACCCACAAGGATTACACTAAACGATTTAGATATTGTCAGAATCTTCCGACTCATCTTTATCCTCGTCAGTATCCGATTGAGCAGCTAAATCCTGTTGTCTATTTTGTTCCATAATGTCTTCAACACTTGAACCAGAATCGACTTTAGTATATAACTCTACAAACGAATTTTTTGTATCATCATCAAATCTATTAGTACACATTTGAATAGCTTTAACTTTATTATTAAATATAGCATAAGCTTGTGTTATGTGGACTAATCTTCTTGTTGAGATAATCTCGTCTACACCACCGTCAAAATAAGTTTTTCTGATAACATCAGCCCATGTAGTCAACTTCTCAATGAAGCCTTTGTCTGATTTACCAGCCGCTTTTAACGTATTGGTTAATATTTTTTTCTCAATAGCCGTACTTGGATATTTCTGTTCTAATGTAACAGGAAATCTTTCAAGAAAAGCTTCGTTAAGAATGTTAGTTCCGATAAACTTACCGTCTTCACTACCTTGACCTTTAGTATTGGCAGTAGCAACGATGTTGAAACCTGAAGCAGGTTTAACAAACTTGTTTATCTTTTTAACGTACACACCTGATCCTTCAAGTATTGGTTGTAGACACATGATTTTATTAGAAGCTAAATCAACTTCATCTAATAATAAAAGAGCGCCTCTTTCCATTGCCTCAATAACAGGACCGTTTTGCCAAACAGTTTGGCCATCTTTAAGTCTATAACCACCTAATAGATCGTCCTCATCGGTTTCAATTGTTACGTTAACTCTGATTAATTCTTTTTTGGCCTCAGCACAAGATTGAATTACACCCATAGTTTTACCATTACCAGATAAACCAGTTATGAATATAGGGTAGAATCTACCAGATTTTATGATAGATTTTATATCTGTATAGTTACCAAAAGGAACGAATATAGGATCCTTTTTAGGAACAATATCGCCAACTAAAGATGAAACAATATAAGCAGCCTCACTTTTAGTTTCTTCAGCAACTGCTGTGGTCTTTTTACTTTTAACTACAGATTTTGTGGGTACTGAAACGTCCTCACCATCTACAGGTAATTTGAACAAAGATTTACCTAACTTGTAATCTTTATTTTTAATCAACCATTGTGGAGCATACTTACAACCAAATTTTACATTGGCTTTCTTTAACTGCTCTACAGTTAATTCTTTTTTGTTAAACATAGCATAAGCATGTTCAACAAATTGTGTTTGTTTAGTGTTTAACATAGTGTTATCCTTTTTGTTACGTTGTTTTTATCCTTTATCCTATCAGGTTTTACCATAGAAAGCAAGCCTAAAATAACTGTTGATACCAGTACCATCTAGGCAACCTCCTCTATGAATTTGTTTAAAAGTGTTCTAGAAGTGATTCGTCCTTTCATACTTTTACTAAATACGTTTTTAATCTGACCTGGTTTGGCGTCATCTTTAATTGTAGAAAGATCAGTATTCTCAACTTTCATAGTCTTACCATTAAGTAAGAAATATCTATTGTAACCTTTATGAGTTACAACGGCACACTTCTCTTTAAGAAATTTCTTCTTAATATCAGCCATAGCTTTTTCTCTTTGCTCATATGTTTTACAATGTCTAACATAGTCACCAATTGTCCACCATTTAATTTGTTTTAATACAAAGAAACCAATTGTCTTAATGTTATGTTCTTTTTGAATCATACGTAACAACTGATTAGTTAATTGTGATCTGCCATCTTCGTTAACATATTGTTTTTTACCAACTTTAATAACAGTTCTAACTGGTATATACGGCTCATTAGTATTTAAAGAACCTCTTAAATCATCTTTATGTTTTTTAGTAAGTTTACCATCAACATCAACTAGTTTACTATCACCACTGTAATTGGCACCACCGTCTGTTAAGGTAATAAAAGTCATCTTTTCAATATTGTATTTTTTCTTAAACAAAGGTACTAGTTTTAAACAACTAACTAAAGCTTCGTTAAGTGGAGTAGTACCTAAACTGTATTGACTAGGCATATGAAATCTACTACCCTCGTATTGTGGTTTAGTATCCCAATATGAAGCTCTAGTGTGATTATCATAACATAAACCCATGTTGTAAAGATACATAAGAGACTCTTCTAAATCTTTCTTTTTAAGAGTATGATCTGCCATTTCAATTAAATTATAATTTTCTAGATACATATCATTTGCTTTGTATTTCCAACTAGACTTTGTTGGATCCGTATCTCTATGATCCATACCTTGTTTATTGCAATATTCAGTTGTAAATGCATATACTTTAAAAGGTATATTAATTTTTCTACAAAACATTACTAGATTAATTAATTGATCAATAGTTTTTTTAAGATCAGCACACATACTA